CGTGCCGCCAAATTATTGCGGATTTACCTGTAATTCCTACAGACCCCAAAGGCACAGACGATATTGATCCGCGCTTTGCGTCAGACCACTCCTACGATTCCATACGCTACGGAATCATGTCGCGGCCACGTGGTTCATCGCCGTTTGATGATTGGGGTGGGGAAAATTCTAAAATGGGCGCCAAGACAAGTTGGGTGCCTGCTAGCATAAGATTTGGGTACTAGTTACAATTCGATATTTAAGGAAGTAAGCACTATGGCTTTAATGTCAAGGGGGAATGCACCCCAACAGCCTATAGACGCGGAATCAGCGGATTCTTCGTACTTGCCAGATTCTACAAGTACAGCAGGCGATGAAGATTTTTATGCGCTGACCGATTGGATTGAATCGAAATACAATAAATCAGACACGTGGCGCCAGCAGGATGAAGACCGCTGGCTAAAGGCATACCGTAACTACAGGGGCTTGTACGGCCCTGATGTGCGTTTTACAAGCGAAGAAAAGTCACAGGCGTTTATCAAGGTAACTAAAACCAAGGTACTGGCAGCCTATGCACAGATTGTCGATGTCCTTTTTGCAGGATCGAAGTTTCCGATTGCTATTGAAACTCCTAATTTTCCAATTGGCGCAGAAGATTCGGTGTATTTTGATCCAAAGGAAGTACAAGCGCCAAAGAAATCGGCCCGAAAATCAACAATTGCGCGGCCAGAACTCAATGAACGGCTTGGAGTTTACAGAACTACTCTGGAAAGAATAGAAGGTGACGCCCTAAAACAAGGGCCGGGCCTGACACCAACGGCATTTACGTTTGAGCCAGCCAAGGACACGGCGCGGCGCATGGAAAAAATGATCCATGACCAGCTAGATGAAAGCAATGCTAGCACGCATTTGCGCAATACTGTGTTTGATATGGCGCTTTTTGGCACTGGCATCCTAAAAGGGCCGTTTGCGTACGATAGGGAATACCCTAAGTGGGATGAAAACGGCGAATATGCGCCGGAATTTAGGACTATTCCTAAAATAGAAACTGTGTCTATCTGGAATTTTTATCCAGATCCAGACGCCAAGAGCATGGAAGAAGCCGAATATGTAATCGAACGGCACCGCATGAGCAGATCGCAGATGCGCGGCCTAAAGAATCGGCCATTTTTTAGGGAAGACGCCATTGAAAACGCCATCGACAAGGGCGTCAACTACACACAGAAGTACTGGGAAGAAGCCCTAGAAGATCAGCAGACTACGTACCAGATAAATCGCTACGAAGTCCTAGAATATTGGGGCGTAATGGACAAAGAATTGGCAGAATTAGCCGATTTGGACATTCCTACAGAATTTCGCGACAAGGATCAGATACAAGTCAACGCATGGATCTGTAACGGCGAAGTATTGCGCCTTGTACTTAATCCTTTTACGCCTAGTCGCATTCCGTATCATGCGGTTCCGTACGAAGTAAACCCCTATTCCTTCTTTGGCGTAGGCTTGGCCGAAAATATGGAAGACACCCAAGAAATTATGAATGGGTTCATGCGCATGGCAGTAGACAATGCGGCGCTGTCTTCCAATCTACTAATCGAAATAGACGAAACAAACCTAGTTCCGGGCCAAAGCCTTGATGTCTATCCGGGCAAAGTCTTTAGGCGGCAAGCTGGGGCGCCGGGCCAAGCTATTTTTGGTACCAAGTTCCCTAATGTGACCAATGAATGCTTGATGATGTTTGACAAGGCGCGGCAACTTACAGATGAAGCTACCGGAATGCCTTCGTATGCGCATGGTATTGGTGGTGTTATGGGCGTTGGGCGCACGGCGTCAGGTATGTCCATGCTGATGGGTGCTGCGGCCCAAAACATTAAGGCTATTGTACGAAATGTAGACGATTATTTGCTGGGGCCGTTGGCCAAGGCGCTTTTTGCGTTTAATATGCAATTTAACTTTGACAAGGAATTTACAGAAGGTGCCTTTGAAATTTCAGCAAAAGGCACAGAATCCTTGATGCGCAACGAAGTGCGATCCCAGCGGCTTCTTCAGTTCATGCAAATGACGGCCAATCCGCTAATGACGCCGTTTGTCAAGTATGACTACATTTTGCGCGAACTGGCGGCATCTATGGACTTAGACGAAGACAAAATTCTGAATGATCCGCGTGAAGCGGCCATTCAAGCTACTATGATGGCCAATATTGTGGCTATGATGCCACAGCAGCCACAACAGCCACAACAGCCTGCTGGCGGCGTACAAGGTGGCCCAATGGCGCCAGAAGCGGCAGTGCCGCCTGTGCCGCAAGAAGCTGGGTTTACTGGCGGTGGCGGTGGAAGTCCTCAAGCGGCGGCAGCAAACGTACAAGCGGCAGCGGCAGGACCACAAGGATTACCTATTTAATAAATAATTATGGCGTCAGCTACAAAAACTAAGCCCGCTCTGTGGAAGAAGATTGTGTCGCAAGTCAAGTCTGGGTCAAAGGGCGGTGACGCAGGCGAATGGTCGGCGCGTAAGGCGCAGCTTGCTACCAAAAAATACAAGGACGCAGGCGGCGGCTACAAAGGCAAGAAGTCTTCTGACAATTCTTTATCTAAGTGGACTAAGCAAGAATGGCGTACGTCAGACGGAACTAAGAGCGAAGGCAAAAAAAGATATTTACCAGATAAGGCATGGGATTCTTTGTCGAAGGGCGAAAAGGCGGCAGCCAATCGCACAAAAAAGGCTGGGAACAGTCAGGGCAAGCAGCATGTGCCGCTGCCTAAAAAAATAAGCAAGAAAGTAGCCAAACACAGATAACAATAGCACAGAGGGGGGCTTTGTACGATGACGCAGAAAGATTGGCGCGACCTGTTGCCGTTAGTCAACAATGAAGATTTTTACCAGTTAATTCAGATGTATGCCAAGGAGCGCATAGAAACTTTGCGCAACCAGTTGGAAATGACGAAGGGCGAAGATAATTTTTCGCTTGTACAAGGTAAGCTTTTGGAAGCTAGGCTTTTATTGTTATTGCGCGAAACGGTAATTCAGAATGCCAAGTAAAAAATTACAAACAAAAGAGGATTGATGGAAGCTACTGGTGACATGACAACCCAAGGCCGCGAAGTATTTAGGGAAGGCGAAGTACAATATTCTGAAAAGACCGTTACTTTTCAAATGAAAGACGGCAAGTGGGTTACAATTCCTTCTGTGGATAAAGAAGGCAATGAAATGCCGCAGGAAGCCCTAGAAAAATTTGTGGAGGAAAATGGCCCAGTAGATCCAGTTACAGGCGCAGAATTACCTACGTTTGATAGCGTAGAGCAAGCCACTGAGTACGCTGTACAAAGAAGCCAAGACCTAATGCCCCCAATGCCTACAACGCCTGCAGAAATGTATCATGGCGGCTTGATGGGCGGCAAAGAAGGTGCAGGCGAATGTGGCTGTGCGTCTTGCCAAATGAAAAAGATGATGAACTATGTACAAGAAGATATGTCTAGCATGTTCGCGCCACTTTCCGGCATGGGCATGGTGGGTATCGACCCTGTTTCGGGCAACGAAGTTCCGGCGGGTTCTGGCCCAGATAATGTTAGAGATGATATCCCTGCTGTGCTTAGTGATGGTGAGTATGTTGTACCTGCAGATGTTGTACGCTATCACGGGCTAAAGCACTTGGAACAGATGCGCCAAGAAGCCAAGATGGGCTTGATGGCCATGATGATGGAAGGGCAAATTCAAACCATTGAAGAAGAGGAGGAAGCATACAGCAAATCGGCTATGGAAGGCGAACAGGAAGTGGAACTATCCGAAGAAGACGCCGAAGATGGCGAAGGATACGAAACTTACGAAACGCCGGAAGGAGTAGAAGTGGATCAGCCAGAAGTAAAAGTTACTTCAAGCGGCATGATGATGTTTAAGCCAGTAAAGAAACTGGCTTTTATGCGAACCTAACATAACAAAACTATTTATAGATATAGATATGGCTAAATACCAGAACGCTTACAGACAAGAAGAAAATGTCGGCACTGACACTACATATTCGCAGGATGTGGCAGTAGCTGAAGCAAATGACCAAGATAGCGAAGATGCTACCTTTAAAAAGCGCTACGGCGATTTGCGGCGCCACATGCAGCAAAGCATGGCGCAAAAAGACCAAGAACTTGCGCAAATGCGGGCGCAACTAGATTCTGCGACACGCAAGCAGATCAAGTTCCCTAAGACCGAACAAGAAGTTGCAGAATGGGCTGCGCGGTACCCTGACGTAGCCAAAATTATTGACACGATTGCTCAGAAGCGGGCGCAAGAAGTGCTGCAAGTAGGCGAACAAAAACTACAGCGTGTGCAGCAACTGGAATTGCAATTGGCGCGTGACAAGGCCGAAGCCCAACTAATTAAGTTGCATCCAGACTTTAACGAAATCCGCGAAGATTCCGCATTCCATGATTGGGTGGCGCAACAGCCGCAATGGGTGCAGGATTCTTTGTACAAGAATCAAACGGATGCTATGGCAGCCGCTAGGGCCATTGACTTGTACAAGAGCGACACCAAAAAGAAGCCTGTGCGCAAATCGGCTGCGGCCAATAGCGTAGGGCGTACATCTTCTTCAATTGCGCCAAATACTGGGCGGGCAAAGTTTAGGGAAAGCCAAGTAGAACGTATGTCTGCGCAGGAATACGAACAAAATGAAGAAGCAATTATGTCTTCAATTAGGGAAGGTTCGTTTGAATACGACTTGACAGGAAGTGCTAGATAATCTAAATAATTAAGATTATACGCATTTGTTTGTTTTTTTTATTGCTGGACAGCCGCGCCTTTGGGCGCCCTACCTGCTAGCAATGTTGTACGAAAAGAAGATTGCAGGGAAATTTCTAGTTACCTGTATGACTCTTAGCCCCTGCCTGCAGTAGCACTTAGCGCTTTCCACGCTACTGCAAGCTAGCCTACCTAAGATTGCTGCAGCCCTAGTAATCCATCATTCTTCCTAATCAGTGTAGTTCTAATGGCAACGTCAGTGCCATTCTAAACAATTAGATTGAATCAAAAGAGGTTACTATGGCTTTTCCAGCCGCATCGGGATGGAATAACTTAAATAGTGCAAACGGTAATTTTTCTCCGGTCATTTACAGCCAGAAAGTCCAAAAGGCTTTCCGCAAGTCTTCTGTAGTAGAAGATGTGACCAACACCGATTATATGGGCGAAATCGCTAACTATGGCGACAGTGTCCGTATTATCAAGGAACCAGAAATTACAGTAAGTACCTACCAAAGAGGTACTGTACTAGCCAAAACAGACTTGGCAGACGCTGATTTTACAATGGTCATCGACCAAGCGAACTATTACATGTTCAAGATTGATGACATTGAAGCTGCGCACAGCCATGTAAACTTCATGGACTTGGCTACAGATCGTGCCGCATACCGATTGCGCGACACCTTTGACTCCGAAGTCCTAGGGTATTTGGCTGGTTATGTGTATGACGCAGCCAACAGCCGCTGGATTGTACGCACTGCTACCAATGGTACTAAAGCAGACACTGCGGCAGGCGTAGACGAATTGTTGGCCGCCAACAAGCTGTCTATTACTAACTTTGGTGGGACAGCAGTCGCTGGTACTACTGGAACTTTTGTACCTGCCGTCACAGGTGCGCAGACCAGTGCGCTAACTTCTATTCCAGTAGCTGCAGGCGGTGGAAATAGTGGTGTTACTTCGCCGCTAGAAATCCTAAACCGTATGGGACGCTTGATGGACACAGCTAACGTAGATTCTGCAGATCGTTGGTTTGTGGCTGACCCAGTGTTCTACGAAGTCTTGATGGACGAAAATTCTAAGTTCGTTGATCGTGACTTTGGTGGCGGTTCAGAAATCCGCAATGGGCGCGTAGGCGAAGGTTTGATTAGAGGATTTAGAGTATACAAATCCAACAATCTAGCTTTTGTAGGTACTGGCCCCGGAACAACTGCCAGCACAGGTTCCAGATTGAACTTTGGCGTGCTAGTAGCTGGCCATCAGTCTGCTGTATCAACTGCCCAGCAGTTGTCCAAGACTGAGTCCTACCGTGACCCAGACAGCTTCGCTGACATTGTACGCGGTATGCAATTGTATGGGCGCAAGATCCTGCGACCAGAAGCAATTGTAACTGCCAACTACAACTTGGCGTAAGTTTCCTTTCTTCTTTCTTGGTCAGGCTACTTTTTTCTGGTAGAAGTAGCTTGGCTAGCCCCCTGTCTTTACGCCCCTCTAAAGATGGGGGGGTCACTTCACTCCAAGGCTTTGTATGGCTGGGTCTACGTACTTAAATCTTACAAATCAATTGCTGCGGCGCTTAAACGAAGTAGAAGTTGTAGATGTAGATTTTGCGGACGTACAAGGCGTACAAGCATTGGCCAAAGATGCTATCTTGGCGGCCCTCCGCTACATCAATCAAAACGAATACGAATGGCCCTTTAATGCCGCAAACACCAATCAAGTATTAAGTGTTGCCGTAAAGGAATATAGTTGGATTGCCAACTTTAAAGTAGTCGATTGGAATTCATTTCAGCTACAAAAAGATGACGCCCTAGGCATAGGGTATAGTACCTTGCGCTACATTGAACGCGATGAATACTACGCGCGGTACAGGGATGTAGATTTTGAGTCAGGCGCCACAGGCGGCGGCGTACCACTGTTTGTATTTCCGGCACACGGTTCAGGATTTGGCGTGTCGCCTTCGCCAGACAAAGCGTACACTGTAAATTATAGATTTTATTTAAGTTCGGACTTCCTAGTAAATCATTACGATACTACGCGCATTCCTACGCAATACGACTCAGTTATTATAGATGGCGCCTTGTACCATATGTATATGTTTAGGGATAACAATGAGGCGGCCAGTATTACTTTGAATGTGTTTCAGCAAGGCATAAAGAATATGCAAGGCTTGCTTATCAATCAGTACGACCATATTACGGACACTAGGGTATTAGCGCCCAAGCGCACTAGTTCCGTAGCGTTTTTTTAGTAGGGTAGTATAGCGCGTTATGCCTGACAGAATTCAATCCTACAAAGTAGTTTGTGCTGGCGGCTTAAACTCAAATGAAAACCATTTGGAGTTGTCAGACAATCAGCCGGGCGCAGCTACGCGCCTTGTCAATTATGAGGTTAGTCTGTATGGCGGATACCGCCGCATTGAAGGTTTTACAGAATACAATAGTAGTTATCCAGAAGTAGGCGCAGGTTTAGCAGAAGGGCCAGTACTATGTACGGCCATCTTTAAAAGTGATACGCAAGGCACCATAGTCATTGCGGCCCGAAAAGACATTGGCGCAGCCACATACAGCTTTTATAGGCATGTACCTAATGCCGCATGGGTAAAATATGATTTGACTGCTGCCGCATTAGGTCATGCTTCCGATATTGTGCGTGCCACTACAGACGGTGTAGGTACGGTCAACAAGATCCGATTTACTAAATTTAACTTTGGGTCTTCTTTAACTGGAGTGGCAGGCGCATCTACAAACCTAATTGTTTTTGTAGATGGCGTTAATCATGCGATTATTACGGATGGTGTCCACTGGGACTTACTCAAGTCCACAGGGAATGGCACGCCGCATACGCCCGGTGGTGCTGCGGTACTAAACAAACCATCCTTGGTAGATAATTTTGAAAACCATTTGTTTTTGGGCGGCGACAGAACCGCCGAATCAGTGGTGGCCCATTCTGCGCCAAACAATGCCATAAACTTTAACGTAAATGATGGCGCAGGGCAGTTATCGGCAGGATTTGACGTTGTCCAATTTAAGCCTTTCCGCGACAACCTTTTTGTCTTTGGCGAAAACGCCATCAAGAAAGCATCGCCAGATACTACGTCAGGCTTTGTACTGGATAACGTAACGGCCAACGTAGGCTGTATTGCTAGGGATAGTGTAGTAGAAATTGGGGGCGACCTAGTCTTTTTGTCGCCGGATGGATTCCGCCCTGTGGCTGGTACAAGCCGCATTGGTGACGTAGAAATAGAATCCATTTCCAAAAATATTCAGCAGTTGCTGACGGATTTACCTATTACGTATGACCTAGACAATTTAAATGCCGTAGTGCTGCGATCCAAGTCCCAAGTACGATATTTTATTGGCGATGATTCGCGCACAGTAGACGCCAGTGTAGGCATTATAGGTGGGTTGCGTTCCGCAGATCAGCGGCTAGGCTGGGAATTTGGCGAACTACTTGGTATACGCGCATCTTGCTGCGATTCGGCGTATGTCAGCGGGGTAGAACTTGTACTGCACGGTGACTATGACGGCAAGGTGTACAAGCAGGAATCCGGCAAAAGTTTTAATGGCGCCGATATAGTTGCAATTTACACTACGCCGTACTTTGACTTTGGCGACACAGAAACGCGCAAGGTTTTTAGAAAAGTAAACACGTTTGTGCGGGCCGAAGGGCCAATAACCATGAATATGTCCCTTACATACGATTGGGACGATCCTAGAGTCACTAGACCATCTACCTATACCCAAGATTCAGCAGGCGCCCCAGTAAAGTACAACACGCTAGGGATTATTTATGCAGGCACCAACGTAAACTATGGCGGCACAGACAAACCGATTATTGTTACGCCCATTCAAGGTAGTGGATACGCTGTCCAGCTTACGTACGTGACGCTTGGTGTGTTTGATCCGTATTCTATTCAAGGAATGGTTTTTGAGTTTTCTGTGGCAGGACGTAGATAAGGACTAAGGCAAACAATGGCAGGATACACTAGACAATCTGTAGCAGATATCATTAACGGCGCAAATATTACTGCGCCGCCACTTAATTCTGAATTTAACCAGTTACAGGCCGCTTTTGCTGCCAGCACTGGGCATTCGCATGATGGCACTACGGGCAATGCGCCCCTAATCAATCTGGCTACTTCTGTCAGTGGGTACTTGCCTGCGGCCAATGGTGGGTCAGGCGGCCTAAATAATCTTACAGCAACTGCCAATCCTACTATTACAAATGATACTGATTCGGGCTATGCAGTAGGATCTGTATGGATCAATATCAGCACAGATGAATGCTTTGTCTGTACGGATGCTACAGCAGGGGCGGCCATCTGGCAAAAAACTGTATTTGAATACTCCAACTCCATTAAGCCTTTAGCCACTAATACAGTTGATCTTGGTACATCCAGCCTTAAATACAAAGACCTTTATATTGATGGTACAGGCTATCTTGACGCCTTGAGCGTGTCTGGTGCATCTACATTTACTGGGACAGTGACTACTGGCAATATTAGCCAGACTTCTGGTACGGCTACATTTGCGACAGTAGATGTAAATGGTGGCGCAATTGATGGTACAACCATTGGCGCAACAACGCCTAGTACTATTGTAGGTACGACCATTACAGCCAATACTGGGTTTACCGGAAATCTTACCGGAAATGTCACATACACTTCTGGTACGCCAACTTCCACATTCTACAACGTAACCGTCAATGGCACGCTGAATGCGCCCAACAGTAATATTACTGGGAACATTACCGCTACCACAGGTACGTCCACATTCAATAATCTGACGATTACTGGCACGTTGGACATGGATGCCAATACGGCGTCCACCATTACTGGACTAAGTGCGCCAACCAGCAGTACAGATGCGGCCACAAAAGCCTATGTAGATACTAGCATTTCAAATCTTATAGATTCGGCGCCGGGCGCACTAGATACGCTTAACGAATTGGCGGCAGCCTTAAATGACGATGCTACTTTTTACGATAAAGTAGTATTGAAAACTGGCAGCACCATGACCGGAACCTTGGACATGGGCGCCCAAAAGATTACTACTACGTACACGCCAGTTAATGGAGTAGACCTAACTACCAAAACCTATACAGACACTACGTTCTTAAAGTTGGCTGGCGGCACAATGACGGGCGGCATTACGATGGGGTCCAATGTAATTACGGCCACATATACGCCGACTAACACGGGCGACCTGACTACAAAGACGTATGTCGATGGTATTCTAGGTTCCGCTACGGCTGCGGCTGCATCTGCGGCGGCAGCGGCTATTTCAGAATCTAATGCGGCTGCGTCTGAATTAGCTGCGGCTACTTCAGAGTCTAACGCTGCCACATCCGAACTAAACGCTTCTGGTTCGGCGTCTAATGCGTCTATATCGGCCACCAACGCCGCTTCTTCAGAAAGTAATGCCCTAACCTACAAGAACGCCACAGAAGCCGCCTACGACAGTTTTGACGATAGATACTTGGGCGCCAAGGCGTCAGCGCCATCCGTAGACAATGATGGCAACGCGCTAATAGATGGCGCCTTGTATTGGGACACAACGTTAAATGCAATGCGTGTGTACGACTTGGGCGGCACGGCATGGGTTACAATTGCGGATGCAGATGATGTCGCTATTGTGGCGACCAACATTACGGACGTAAATACTTTTGCGGCGCGTTATCGGATTGGTTCGGCTGACCCAACTACATCATTGGATGCTGGCGATTTGTTCTACAATACGACTAGTACGCAGTTAAAGGTTTATAATGGGGCGGCATGGGAAGTAGGAGTATCGGCAGGATCTGGTACACTGCAAGCCGCAAACAATTTAAGTGATGTGGCCAATGTGGCTACGGCGCGCACAAATTTAGATGTAGATCAAGCTGGGACGGCCCTAGCCCTTTCTATAGCATTAGGATAAATACGGTAAACTATGGCAAATACATTCAAGAATTCGGTCACTGCGTCTGTAGGTACATCAGCGACTGATGTATATACTGCGCCTGCCTTAACCACAACTACTGTGATTGGCGCAGCCGTATCCAATCGGACAGCATCGGCTATTAGTGTTGATGCGACTGTGACGGACACAAGCGGCAGTGTTACGGCGTACTTGGTAAAGGCGGCACCTGTGACTGCAGGAGGTGCGCTTGTACTGATTGGCGGCGACCAAAAAGTAGTTTTGGAAACAGGCGATAAGATTACGGTGACTAGCGATACGGCGTCATCGGCGGATGTAGTAATTTCAGTACTGGAGCAAACCTAATGGCTTATATAGGAAGACAACCTGCGGCTGCGCCACTTACGTCCGCAGACATTACAAATGGCATTATTGTAAATGATGATATTGCTGCTGGGGCTGCCATAGAACAAACTAAGCTAGCCACCTTATCTATTACAGATAGCAATATTGCTGACGGTGCTTTGGCGCAAGCAAAGATCAGTGGATTGAGTACAGCATTGAGTGGTAAACAGCCGTTGGACGCTGGGCTAACTTCGATCAGTGGCCTAACCACAGACACTGACAAAATGATCTACACCACTGCGTCCGATACTTATGCCGTGGCGGATCTGACAACTGCAGGACGGGCGCTATTGGATGATGCGGATGCAGCGGCCCAACGAACAACATTGGGTGTATCCAACTTTGCGGATCTGACGGCAGACCAGACATTTACAGCAGCAAATCGTGGGACTATTACGGCAGTAACGCCAGCCGCATCGGTAACATTCGATCTGACCACAACAAATAATTTTTCATTGACCCTAGTTAGTGGAAGTGCCGACCCAACGCTTAACTTTTCAACGCTAACATCTGCGATGGTAGGGCAGTCTGGGAATATTTATCTGGATAACGTTTCTGGTGGAACACAAAAAACAATTAGCAAAGCATCGAACATTCTGATGACTTCTGCAGAATTTAATGCACTCAGTCAAACGGCAGGTAAGTATTGGCTAAGTTATTTTGTAGTAAACACTACCAATGTGGTTGTAACAGCATCAGCCGCTCTTAGCTAACAAGGTCAGGTAAAAGACGATGAGTATTATACAAGGCACAGCAAAAAGTGGCGGAACAGTAGCGGCTAGCTTCTACGACTACCCGATAGGGGATAGCTTACGGTTTGATGGGTCTAGTTATTTGAGTAAAAGCTACACTACTAGTGCTACTGATGGAAAAAAAGGTACTTGGTCGCTTTTTGCAAAAATTACAGATTTTTCCGATACACGAAGGTGTTTATTAGGATCATATGCAAGTCCGGGGTATGACTCTTCAATTGAATTAGGAGCAACTGCATCAGTAGGTGCTGGTTATATAAATTCAATATACTATTCTTTTGGCAGAACAAATCCTGCTACATTTCAGACTAATGAAAAATTAAGGGATGCTAGTGCTTGGTATCATTTAGTATTTGTTTGGGACACAACTATACCGGATACTTATTGCTATATTAACGGCAATATCGCATCAAAAGTTAATACAACTCAGCCTGTTCAAGATGAATTAAGTAGGTTTTTTGGGAATGGATTTACAACTTATATTGGTTCCAATTCATCTGGAAATAGTCAATTCTTCAAAGGCTATCTAGCGAACATCCAATTCATAGACGGGCAAGCACTAGATCCGTACTTTTTTGGCGAATTTAAAGACAATATTTGGGTTCCTTATAACGCATTTTCAACTGCTGGTTCTGGTACAGCAACAGCATCTGATGGGGATACAGCAACAGACAGTTACGGCACAAACGGATTTCATTTAGACTTTGCGGATTCATCTAACATTGGTAATGACGTATCCGGTAATAATAACGATTGGACAGTAAACTAATATGGCATTTTCTACACACGATATTGTACCAGACAGTCCAACAAATAATTTTGCTACGATGAATCCCTTAGTTGATAAAATAATTGGAAACCCAAAGGTGGACACGATTTCTGAGGGAAATTTAATTGTAAGACAAGCAGCTTCTTTTTACGCTGCAATTGGGTCAACAATATCAATACCAAAATCTGGAAAATGGTATGCTGAATGTAATTTTAAAAGTGTTGCTGGAACACTGTTAAATAGTGCCTTTGGGATAGGTTGTGAAGTAGGTTCATATAATCATTATATATATGACACTCCTTACGCAGGGACAGGAATTATAATTAAATGGAATGATGGCACAGAAACTTCAACTGAAAATGTTGGGATTGCTACAGCAGGTGATATTCTAAGTATTTATATTGATGCAGATTCTGGAATTGCTCAGATTAAAAAGAATAATATAGATGTTTCTACTCCATACACAATGAGCAGTGCAGATATAAATTATTATATCATATATGTGGGGTGGGGGCATTCTGGTGATGGTTGTATTTACAACTTCGGTCAAGACCCCTCCTTTGGTGGAAGCAAATCCCCAACCACCACTTATACTGACGCTAACGGCATTGGCGCATTCTATTACCAACCACCAACTGGTGCACTAGCACTCTGCACAGCAAACCTGCCTGACTTTACCCTAGATGTTACTGGTGATACTCCGCAGCATTACTTCAAAGCGGTGTTGTATACGGGTAATGGTTCTACGCAGAGCATTACTGGTGTTGGATTTCAACCAGATTTTGTGTGGTCTAAACCCAGAAGCGCAGGATTTAATATTGTTAGAGATTCTGTTAGAGGATCAACCTACAGACTAATTACAGATGGTACTTATGCAGAATTGTCTGACTCTAATTATGGGACATTTTCTTCAGATGGATTTAATCTTGGCGCTGAAAACAATATTAACGCGAATACTGTTAACTACATCGCTTGGTGCTTTCGTGCCGGAGGTGCGCCTAGTGGATCAACATCAACAACTGGATCTGCTAAACGAATAAATACAAGCGGCACACAAGACGATACCAGTTGTAGTGCATTAGCCACTGCAGCAACAAATGCTGGTGCTAGTAATGTAATCACACCTACTTTAATGAGCATCAATCAAGCTGCAGGGTTTAGTATTATCAAATACAACACAGGTCAAACTGGACACTTGACGGGGGGGCCATACAGCATTCCGCATGGACTTGGCGCAGAACCAAAATTTATCATCATCAAAAGTATAAGTAATGCGTACGACTGGTTGGCTTATCATAGATCAGTAGGAAATGTTAACTATACTCAATTAAATGCCAGTAATGTTTTCGCTTTATCAGATTCCAACACATACTCTGGGTCAAATACTGAATATGTTGTAAATATTGGCGGAACAGTGGTTATAGCTGCTGATGGTGACTACATAATGTATAGTTGGTCACCAGTAGAAGGCTACAGTAAGTTCGGTTCCTACGTTGGCAACGGGTCAGCCGATGGGCCGTTTGTACACTGTGGATTCCGTCCTGCGTTTGTGATGGTTAAAAATACTGATACAACTAGTACAAATTGGATGATTTGGGATAATGCAAGAGATGCGCATAATGTGACTGATTCAATATTGCGTGCTAATACGTCAGATATTGAAAATGACGGTACTTGGAAAATAGATTTTCTTAGCAATGGATTTAAAATTCGTACTGTTAGTAGTGACCACGTTAACAGTACAAGCGGTGATACCTACATCTTCATGGCCTTCAGTGAACAACCTTTCAAATTTAGCAATGCACGTTAATAGAAAAATTAAGGACTAAACTATGTGGACTTATAACGGCACTACGATTCGTGTTGGACGATCTTGGACAGACTCCAATGACATTACCCATCCATCCGTATGGAATCGGTGGACACCAGAATTTAAAACGTCACTTGGAATGGTTTGGGTAGAACCTCCTGCACCACCAGATCCGTATGATGAACGGTTTTATTGGAGTGCTAATAATCCAAAATCCTTGGACGATGTAAACGTAACGGATGTAGACGGTAATCCAGTATTAGACATGGACGGTAATCAGCAGGTTCAGCAGGGACTGAAAAGCCAATGGATTAGCCGCACCAAACAGACCGCAGGAAGCCTACTTAGCGCCACCGATTGGTATGTTGTACGGAAGGCCGAAACCAGCACCGCAGTGCCGCAAGCAGTACTAGACTATAGGGCTTCTGTACGGGCCGCATCCAATTCAATTGAATCCGCCATCAATGGCTGCACAACCTTACAAGAATTCATGGCGCTATTTGTTGTGCCTACAGATGCAGAAGGCAACCCCACAGGTAAATCCGTAATTAACGGTTGGCCAAACGCCCTTTAACTAATTAACTAATTAACTAATTACGTAAAAGGAAGGCCAGCAGTGCCGGAAAACTTTGTAAGTATAATTAGCGATTTAGGCGGCACAATGGCCTCCTTGGCCTTTGCTGGGTATTTGATTGTGTACTTGCTAAAAGGCTTCGCTGAAGAGCGAAAAATCCACCTGGACAAGGACAGCCGCAATGATGATGAATTGCGCAATTTGATGCGCGAATCCAATGCGGCCCTTATTTCTACAATGCGCGAAACCAACAGTATATTGGCCGAAA